TTATCTTTAGCTATTTCTTTAGCTGTATTAGCACAATGCTCTTCAAATTGTTCATTAACATAAAGAGCTTCTTTTTCTTCCATAACTTGATCTGGTAATGGGTTATCAATCATCTATATTTTCCTCATATAATTCAACATCTTCTATTTGATGAGATCCATCAACATCTTCACTAAAACAATTAGGAAGATAATCAAAATCACCTGATCTAAATTTTTCTTTAGCTTCTTCTTCAGAGTTAGCAGTTACCATGTAATCTCTGATGATAATACATGATTCAGAAATACAGTATCTATTCATTTTTAAAATCCTCCTCTTGCCACTCATCAAAACCATTTCTTTCGGCTTCTTCTTCATCTACTTCTAAACATTCGTCATATTCCCAATCTCCATATCCACCCCACCCATTATCTATAGCTTCGAAATTAGATCCTTCTAATACAAGACCTCCACGTTGTCGCCATATATCATCAGGTGTAATTGAATTAGGTACTTTAATGTAATACTCATAACAAGTCATTGAGTTAGCAGTAACTCGATAGTATTTGTGTTTAGTTTTTTTCATTTTCGTTACCGAATTTTCGTATTTGGA